ACGCCGCCCAGGTTAGAGAGCGCGGTCGATGCGTCCGAGGCTCCGGTGCCACCGTCTGCGATGGCAAGGTCGGTAATCCCAGAGACGGAACCGCCGGTAATTGCAACCGCGCTGGCGTTCTGCGTGGACATCGTACCGAGGCCGCTCACCGCCGTGTTAGCGATAGCGATATTGGTATTGCTAGCAGATGTCAAACGGCCTTGAGCGTCTACTGTAAACGTTACAACTTGGGACGCAGAACCATATGCGGCCGCTGTAACGGCGGTGTTTGCGAGAGTCAGTGTCCTGTTTGTCGACAGATCGCCGCCGCCCGATAGCCCTGTGCCCGCCGTGAGCGTGCGACTCGTAGGCACGCCGCCTAAATTAGATAGAGCAGTCGATGCGTCGCTTGCTCCTGTGCCGCCATCTGCGATAGCAAGATCAGTGATTCCAGATACCGAACCGCCGGTGATCGCTACGTTGTTAGCATTCTGCGTAGATATTGTGCCGAGGCCGCTGATTGCACTGTAAGCAATAGAATTGGCTGTGAGCGCAGACAATGAGGTGATGTCAGAATTTGCCCCCTTTTTTGCGCCATCGGGCCAGCCGGTACGGACGACGACCTCGTTGTTCGATTCTTCAATGACGACCGATTGCAAAGTTTCGTCAACGATGATGCGCTCGGTCATCGCGTCACCTCTGCGTCTACAGTGAAGCAACCCTGCACGAGCCGATACACCGTGCTGCCCGAGACTAACTCTAGGTCATAGACATAGTGACCGGCGACGACCGCTGCCGTATCCGCTGCCGTTACGGTTAGCGTGATAGTGCCAGCCGTGCCGCCAAGCGCAATGCGCGAGTTCTCTGTGGTTAGCGACAGCAGCGTGGAGGATGACTCGACCGTTTCGCGCACTTGCATACGCGCTGTGTAGCCGGTCAAGTTTACCGCGCTTGATGAGTCGTCGAGCCATGTCAACTGACGGCTGAAGGTTGCGCCTTGATCGCAAACGATGTCGTACTTGGCGGCCATAGTTATGCCTCCACCGCAACAGCCGGTCTGACTGGGGTCTGAACGAACTCCATCGGCTCAATCGGATCAACCATCTTGCGTGCATCTTCAGCACTGATCGGGAACGACTGGATGAGAATTTGAACAGCCGAATCCTTCGGCAGTATGTTCTCCCTCACCTTCGCAAGCACGTCGATCATTGCAGTGATCTGCACGCCCGTGAATGCTTGCTCCGCATCGCTCGCCACAGAGATTGCGCTATCCGGTGCGATCGTGCCGCTCAACTCGGTTTCGGCTTGCTGCTCTAGCAGTACGTCCTCAAGATCAAGCCCGCGTTCTGCAAGGGCTTGCGTCTTTGTCATCAAGCCATTGTTGATAGCGAGAATCTGCGCCTCCGCCTCATTGCGCGGATCAACCCACTGCCAGCCACGCGGCACCCACTGGGTCGCGCTGAACTTGAAGAACTTATTTGCCGGAAGGTTAATCACGCCAGAGTCGAGCGTCTGTCGCAGCCAGCGCAGATAAACCGGCTGGCAGAAATGCTCAATGACCCAATGCTGCACGGTGCGCCAATGGTCGCGCTCCTCGAGCAGTCCTTGGCGGATGGACGAATACGATACCGCCTCCAGATCATTTGCCAGCGACGTATAAGACACGCCGAGGCCGGAGGCTATGCCGCGCAGCATCGCCTTTTCAAAGTCCTTAAAGGCCGTCGAGGGATGCTGCGGATCGTATGCCTTGAAGTCTACGCCAGCGGGCAGTTGCGAGAACTGCCCCGGCTGCACGTCCATATTGAGCGTGCCGTCCGGTGCGGTGCCATCGCCTTGGTACTCGTCGCCGGACTCCGAGACGAAAAACCCCATTTTCGAAGCCGACACTCGCGCTGCGACTAACTCGGCCTCTTCGTAACCGCCGAGCATCTTCAGTCGCGTCATCGAGGTGGCCGTCCACGGACTGCCGCGATTCTGGCCGATACGATCCACGCGGAATGCGTGAATCATGCGCTCGGCTGGAATGCGCTCTGTCTTGGGGTTCGTCGTGCCGATCTGATAATCATCGGGCGGACGTACTCGCACATGGTAAGCGACTGGACGGCCAGAGGCGTCGATCTCGATGCCCATGCGAATCTGTCCGCCGTTGGCGAGAATCTCGTTCTTGTCTTGGTCGACAAGATCGGGATCAATGAACTGTAAGCGAAAACGGAATGGGTTTGCATTGTCCTCTACGAACAACACAAAGCACTCGCCGTCTCGCGCTACGCTCTCCATAAAGACGCGCTGTGCGTCGATCCACGACAACCGCCCGTCTACCGTACACACGCCAGGCTGCGCCCACGCATAGAACGCCGCCTCTAACTGTTGGTTCGCTACTTGATCGAGCGCACCCGTCTGCTCACGCGCACGCACCTGTAAGGTTATGCCACGCGGCCCGACGACGTTGGTTGCTACGAGATCAAGATACCGTCGCGCATAGTCATTGTTTTGACAGAGATCACGCGAGCGAGCACGCATGGCCTTGAGCGCATAGCGTAGATCGCTGTCGGCGGTCTTGGTTTGAACGAGCCAGTCGGAGAAAAGCCGTCCGGTGTTTGCTGCGTCAAAGGATCGCTTGCGAGGCTTTGGCGTTTGTCTTTTGAAATAGTCGAGTAGACTCATGCCGTAAACCTCACGCGAATGGTGGCGTTAGTTCCCAATCCCTTGGCGATCTGTTCGGCCCTGCGCTCTCGCGTCACCTCGCCCTTGAGCCGTTCGCGTTCGGTCAAAAGGTCGGCACGATTCCAGCGCGAGAGCGAGCGTCCGGCAATCGAGTAGGACGCGGCTGCAAGGTTGGTCGGGTCTTTTAAGTACGTCTCGATGTTATCGAGCGCAATCTGCGCGAACGAGCGCGGATCGGCTGAACTCGTCGAGCGGTTTGGTGCAACCTCGAACACGCCTTTGTCGACTTCGATACGGGCAGAGTCCGAGGTGCGGGTGATGTATGCGACCCAGTGATACCGGCCTTCTTCGTAGTTGGCTGTCGTCGTCGAGGAAACCGAGACCGTGTAAGCCTCGGTCGAGCCGGTGGTCGAGATAGAAATCTTCTCGCCCGTGATCTCTCGACGCGCAATGTACGAAAGGCTATAGGCCGACGATGGGTAGTCCGTGACTAAATCGGTGCGCTTCCACGCCCAAAGATCGCCCGCTTGCAGAGCGGTCGGCTCTCGGGTCGGATAATTCGCAGAGTCAAAAAGGTTAGCCATAGACTACCCCTAGATTTATTGTACCGGCTCCGAAGGCGGAACCTGTGGCTCGGCCTGCTCTTTAATCTTCAACACCAGAGGCCATGCGCCAGTTTTAGTTGGCAGATCGCCGAGCACTTGCAGAATGGCGTTGACTTCTTCAATCGTCAATTCGAGTTTAATCATTACGCTACCCACGGCAACTTCGGCGAGACGATCGGAGGATTCTTCTGGTTCGCAATCTGCCCCTCCACCGCAGCCTCGCTCGCGTCCTTATCCACGCCATTCGCCCAGATCCAGCCCAGCACTTGATCTTTCGTCAGTTGGTCATACGGGGTGAACGCACCCTGCACGACGGGAAACGAACAGGTCGAGTAGACGCTGCCGTTGTATTGGCCGTCTACGCCGTTGCACTGCCAGTGACAGCAGATGACGTAATCCGCGCCCTCTGCGGTTTGCGGGATGCAGTTAAGAACCGAGATGTTCCATGTGATTACAGTAGACATTTATTTGCTCTCCAATGCGGCGACTTTCGCCTCAAGTTGTTCGATGCGGGTCATGGCTTCTTGTAGGGCGACGGCGGCTTTCATTAGCAAGATGGACGATTTAACCGACTTGGTAGTGGTGCCAAGGTCGTTGCCCTCTGCGTCGCGGTCGGCGTGTTCTTCCACCAACCCCGGCGAGGTCTGCTCAAGTTCCTGCGCCACAACACCCAACTGCGTGATTTGCTGCAAGTCATCCTTCATCTTGAACTTGCGGAACCGCACAGCCTTCAAGTCATCCCATTGTGAGCCTGCGTCCACAATATCCGTTTTCATCTTGGCATCAGAGATGGTGCCGTATGAGCCGTTTGTATTCGTGACGTTGCCAGAGTCGGCTACTTGGAATTTATAGGCTGCCGCTCCGCTGTTGTAATAAGTAAGTGCATAAAACGAATTGTTTGTCGTATTTCTTGTTGCGCGTATTTGCGTTATGTCAGATGTATACGAGGCATTTGTTGCCGTAATAATTGCCGCTCTTGCATCTTCTGTTGTTCTTAATTCATGACATTGGGATGCTTCTACATACGTCCCATCATTACTCGCCTTGAAATACCCCCCGCTCGTGACGCGGGCGCGTTCGCCCCATGTGCTTCCGTTGTATGTTCTGAACCTGACTGAGTCTGCACCCCAAAACGTCAGTGTCGAATTTGGGTCGTATTCAGAAACAACTTTGAAATCACCGCCAGGTAGCGTTGTGTTCCCAATTTTTGCGCCAGATACACCGAAAGACAAATCACCCGCCGCCGTCAGCGTCATCGCCTGCGTGAACGAGATGGTGTTGCCTGCGGTGCCGGAGGCTGCTACCTGCCAACCAAAACCACCAGAATTTCCGTCAGATATAAAGCGAGAAGCAAAGGCGCTGGAAATGTACTTGTTAACACTACCATCAAAAAATGTGTTGGCGTTTACATAAGCGAGAGGTACGGTTGGATGACTCCCAAAAGAAGCCCCCGCAGTCATTTGAATTGCTTTGAAGCCACCGCCCCACGCACTCGGCGTGACGCCCAAGCCGAGGTTGCCGGAGGTGTCAAATGTGGCTCGTATAGCAGAATTTGTGTAAATCAAAAACGGATGATTGGTTAATGTTCCAGTGTATCCATTTCCGCTTGACCCGCCCAAAAATGATGTTGTGGTGCCGTCTCCGCCGCGTATCTGGTCGTTCGTACCAACAACGTGAAGCCTTCCAGCGGGCGAACTCGTCCCGATGCCGACGTTAATCCCCGACGCTGTGTACATCGTTGAAGATGTAAAGCGCAAAACTTCAGTATCGTTAACGCCGATACGAACTGGATGATTTGTAGTTGTAAAAATTGCGCGACCATTAGAATCCGTGAAATCAAGGCTGTTAATGCTTGAATCACTAGTCCTCATCCGCAAAAAACCGCCGGTTGTTGCAGTTGTTCCGGCAAATTCTGCTCCACGATAAGTTGTGAGTGCTGTAGCAGTTGCCCCAACGCCTAGATTGCTCCCATCAAAGGTCAGCGCACTCCCAGAAGTCGCCACCTTGCTGCCGTTCAAGAACAACACGCCGTTGGCGGTGCCGCCGTTGAGCGTGACAGTCGAGGAGGTGGTAAGCGTAGTAAACGAACCGGCTGCGGCAGTCGAGCCACCGATAGCAACGTTGTTCATCGTGCCAGCGGTTGCGGGGTTGATCGTTACCGTGCCGGTTCCGGTCGGAGCAATCGATACGGCTGCGTTAGCAGGGTTGATATTCGTTGCAACTTCGAGCGACAGGTTACTACCGCCACCCGCGCCCCATGCTAATTGACTCGTACCGGAGGCGTTTCTCAGTTGACCACCCGCGCTACCTACTGCGTCGACATAAGGCGAGACAACTTTAGTCGTACCCGTTAAAGTCGTAAACGTACCGGCTGCGGCGGAGTTTGCGCCGATGGTTGTGCCGTCGATCGCGCCGGAATTGATATCGACGTTCGTTACGCCCGCGGTCATTCCTGCGCCGACGAGTGCGCTGGCGGTGATCTTTTTCGTCTCCGTTGCGCTCGTGTCCACAATCGGGAGCACGTCCGTTGATGCGGCTACGTCTCCTTGGGCGAGCGATGTCAGTGCGCTGATTTTTTTATCGGCCATGCGTTATCTCCATCCGTTCATCCACCCGCCGCGAGAAGGCACGGGGCGACGTTGTGGTTTTTGCGGTTGTACTGTGACTTGCGTTTCGGTAACTGGTTCGACCTTGCGGTTCGGCAATATCATCGGCCCGTTGCGCCCTATGAACGCTGCGTAGGCGTAGACCAAGCAGTCGAGGGCTTCCGTGCGACTGCCCGAGGAGCGCGGCTTATAAGACCGCACGCGCCGCCCCTGCACCATGCGATAGATCAATGTCTCGGCGGTCAATTGGTCAAAATAGACCTCATCGACCGAGACGGGAAAATGAATGTATCCCGCCCCCGGTTGGTGTACGCGCTTCATGCGCCCGTACAGCACGTCTTTGGCTGTATCAACACCGACTATAAAAACCTGCGCCGAGGTTTTCCCTGCCCGTCCCGCTGACTTCGGCCAGATCAACCGACCGAAGCCACCGGCTCCCTTGATCGCCCACACGCGCCGCGCTTTGCGTTTAGCGCAGTAGGCATAGACTTGCTGCGTGAAGTGACCGCCCGAGTCGATGGCCTGGGCCTCGATCAGTAGCGGTCGTCCGTCTTCGGTCTCGCGTTTGCGAGCCATGTATCCGTCGAGGTCGTGCCACAGCGAATCGCTGCCAGGATCACCTCGCAGCACGCCGTGCTCGACAATCCATGTCTCCTCGTCCTTGCCGAAGCCGACGATAGTTACCTCTAGCCGGTCGTCCTGTACGTCTACGCCAGCCGTGAGCATGAGCACCTGCTGTGGGATGCTCTGTGCGGTGTACGGTTCGCGTCGCTGCGCGAGTCCTACCGTCTCCACCTGTTCGCCGCGTTCCTCGTAGGTTTCCCCAAGCGCCGTGTTGATCCACGTTTGCAGCGTTTCGGGAAACCTTTTTGCTTGAATGAACGCGACCGCCATCTCCGCCCATGTAGACCACGGCGAATAAAGTTCGCTTATGTGAAAAGATGCGATATTCGAGAATGGCTTGCTCCCGCGCCACTCG